ATCTGTCTGGCGATTCTGAGATCCTGAACGACACCACTGGCCTGACCGCTGCCACCCTGGCTGGCAACGTGCAGATCGGTGTGCGCAACATGCGCGGTCGCGCTTGGAAGGCTTCTGATCTTGCCGCCGAACTGGCTGGTTCCGACCCGATGCAGGCCATTGCCCGCAGCACCGGTCGTTACTGGGTGCGCGACATGCAGAAGGTTCTGATCCAAGTGATCAAGGGCCTGTTCGCCACTGGCGGTCCCCTGGCTAGCTCCCATGCTTCCGGCGGCACTGGTACCGCTCTGACCCCTGATGCGCTGGTGGATGCCATCGCCAAGCTGGGTGATGCCGGTGAGGAGCTGACGGGTGTGTTTATGCACTCCCGCACCTTCTACGCCCTGATGAAGCAGGATCTGATTGTTCCCGCTTCGACCACTTCGCAGCTGGATTCCCGTCTGTCTGCTGAGCGTCTGGAGAAGGGTACCTATCTGGGTCGTCCGGTGTATGTGGATGACACCCTGCCTGTCGATGCTGGTGCTGGCACCGGTGGCGGCGCTGGCAAGGATGTGCTCTCCACTTACTTCTTTGGCCCTGGTGCTTTTGCTTATGCAACTGCTCCTGCCAAGACTCCCCTGGAGACCGATCGCGATTCCCTGAAGGGCGTCGATTTCCTGATCAACCGCACCCACTATCTGGTGCATCCGAACGGCATCAGCTGGACTGGTACCGCTGCTGGCAACTCGCCCAGCAACGCTGAACTGGCCACTGGTACTAACTGGACGAAGGTGTTCACGGACAACCGTAACATCCGTATCACTCAACTCAAGGCTTACATCTGATTGATGTAAGTTAAATGCCCCCTGTAAAGGGGGCTTTCTTTCTAAGGAGGAACCAACAATGGGAATGGCTGCATTCCGTGTTAATGATGAGGAGCGTCGGGCTCGTGAGGCTGGAGCTGCTGAACAGGTAGCGGAATGCCCCGTGCCCGCTCCTGAACCCGAAGCTGAGGCGCCAAAAGCGACTACGGTGACGGCTAAGAAGACCACAGCCAAGGGCTGATCACATAGGAGGTCATCGTGGCATTTGTATCAACACTTGGGGCAAGTAATGCAAACTCGTTCCTGAGTGTTGCCACTGCCACGACCCTCCTAGGAGAATTGCCTGTTAGTGCGGGTATTACAGCTTGGCTTGCACTGAACAGCACGCAAAAAGAGCAGACTCTTGTAGCTGCAACAATGTCGATCAATCCCCTGCGCTTCAAGGGGAAAGTCGCAACGGTTGAGCAATCACTTTCCTGGCCGCGTCTGATCAAAGTTGATGGGCGTCAACTTGCATCAGATGATCTGCCGCTTGATTTTGAAGTTGCCGTCGCCTACATGGCGGCCTATCTCGGTAGTGCCGGTGGCTATACAGCAGTTGCAGCCAATGACGGTGGCGCAACTCTGTTAAGCACCAACCAATATGACGAAGTTGAACTTGGCAATGGGGCGCTACGTGTAAAGTATAAGGATCAGGGCGATATTCCACAGACTGGCATTGATTATATTCCGCCATTTGCGATGGATATTCTGTCGCGTTACATGGTTGATCCCAGCTTCCATCAGCCTTACCTGTCTCGTTCCAGCACCGCCCGCATCGACCCCTATTACGGCAATGCGGCGTTCCGCCCGAGTCGCATTCGCGTTGTGGGAGGCCAGGTATTCCCCGCCCGAGGTGGCTGGGGTAGCAACTCCCTCTGATGAGCCATGGCACTCACTGACGGCATCTTCTCGTCGATTCCAGGGCCACTGATCAGCCAGTTCGGGATCAATGCGACCTATGTGAAGGCATCGCAAAACGAAACTTACAATCCAAATACGGGTACGGTTTCTGGCAGCTCTGTTGAGGTTCCCGTCAAGATTGTTATTGCTGATCTTAAGCCAGAGGAAATGAATGGCTCAATGTTTCAGCAGAATGGCCCGAACTTGTATCAGCAAAGTACCGTCAAAATTTTGATTGCCGCATCAAGTCTTGGTAGTTACTACCCAAGGGTGACTGATTCAATCAAGTATTCACAGGACGGCAAAACACGCACCGCAAAGATAGTTGCTATTAACAGCTATCGTGGTGATAGCCCTATTATGCACTCAGTTATCGCGAGGCTGAGTTGATATGGCGCCTAGGAGAGCACGTAAAGCAACATCGGCTCAGATTTCTCGCTATCGAGCTACAGCAGAAAAAAGTATTGCAAATCAAATAGAAAAAGATATTAATAAAAAAATTGCTCGCGGGATACAGGAGTTTGCTGTCAGGTCAATGAATACACTTGCCCAGCAAGGCCCAGCCTGGTCTGGTGAATTTTCCGCCTCTTGGGGCTTTGCGCCACAAGGAGTGACTCCAAGCACTGCTGGTACGACTGGTAAGATTTACAAATATACAAAAAATGATGTACCGATTAATTATGTAGAACGCTATATTAAAGATGGCTACACAGAATTTGCGATTATTAATACGTCTCCACATGCTAATGAAGCAATTGATGGCACGCAGGCGACATTTAAGCATCCTGGATTTGACGCCATCAAAGAAAGAGAACTTGGCGATGGAAGAGAAAATCCAAGTTTTCGATATGAAATTGGTGGTGTTTTTCAGGGCTCTAACCCAGACGAAGCACCAGCTTCAAGAACAGCCGACCCAGACTGGTATCTTACGTATGTTCAAGGTGGCGGATTGCAGGTAGACCTTAAAAATGGTTTCTCTGTTAGCTTTCAGGGGTCTTTCTAATGAACTATCAATCTATTCGCGCTAAAATTGAAGGCCCTTTGCTTACCGCTTACAACACACAAACTCCAGCCATTCCAGTTTATTTTGATAACGTAACTGCAGTTCCACCGGATCCACCGAGTGAATACGTTCGCGTCAATATTACATTTGGCGTAATGACAGAATGCACCCTTGAGGGATCGCTCGATTATGCAAGAGGCGCAGTTATTGTTCGCTGCTTTACTCAAAAGGGCAAAGGCCCAGCTCGCGTACAAGAACTTATTTCGATAGCGACAACTGTTATCAATCAAATTAATGCAACTCGCAAAACAGCGACTGACACGTATGTTAGAATTAAAGAAATAAATGGTCCCGTATTTCCACCAACAGAAGACCTTCCTCATTTTATAGCTCGTATTGATGCTGGTTGGGAAGCAAGAGTGAAGTAAATCGCTACGCTGTCCCTAGCTGGGCAGTGCCCACTAACGTCGTCATTCCCCTTCGATCATGGCAACCGTTCTGTCCGGCATTTCCGGCGCCTTTTACTACAAGCCTGCTGGCACTAAGGCCACCTTTGGTGAGCTTGATGTCAATGCAACCAGTAACACTTTCTATGTGGGAACCAACATGGGTTTCCGCGTGGGCGATCCTATCAAATTCAGTGTCATCAATAGCACCACTGGTGGTGCTGGCACTGGCACCCTTCCTTCGTCCCTGGTCGGCGCAAATACCTATTACGTGCTGACCTACAGCACCACCACCGGCCTGATGACCATTTCCTCCACCGTTGGTGGTTCCGTGGAAGATGTCACCAACGACGGCACTGTTGTTTCGCCCAATAAGTTTCAGGTTGCTTATGCAGACTTCGGCGCCGTGTCGGAAGTTCGTGACTGGAGCATTGAAGTAACACGCGCCGAGATTGATGTTACCACCATTGGTCAAACTCTTTCTCAGTACGTTCCCTTCCGTCAGTACATTTCTGGCTTTGGCGACGCAAACGGCAGCGCCACTGTCTACTTCACTGACGAAGACAACGCTTTTGCTAACCGCATCATCCAGGACGTTCTGCTGCGTAAGCAAGTGGGCGCCACGATGAAGCTTTACATGGATCGCGTTGAAAGTGCTGGTGTTGTTGATGACACCAAATCCCGTTCGATTGAAGCTGAAGTCACCCTGACTTCCGCTTCTTTCAACGTGAATCCTGACGATGCTCAAAGCATTGCCATCAACTTCCGTCCATCGTCTGCCGTGACCTTTGACCTGCTGACCACCTGATTCGTCGGCCAATTAGCAATCGCCCCGCCTCGGCGGGGCTTTTTGCGTTTTGGGGCAAATTGAACTATCCTTTTGCTGTCAAGGCTGTTTTTTATGAGCGCCGCACCATCCCCTGCGATCACGATTAGGGCAATTGATCGTCTTCGTAAAGCTGCAAATTTTGAGCCGATTCGTCAAGAAGTAGTTCTTGCTAATGGCGATGAATTCGTTTTCTACGCTGCTCCGCTGACTGCCGCAGAGCGCGAAAAAGCACAGAAAGATTCCAAGTCTGACAGTGCAAATGATTTTGCAATGCAGCTCTTGATCGCCAAAGCTCTTGACGAAAACGGCGACAAGCTGTTCAAGCCTGGTGATATTCCAGTGCTGAAGCGTGAAGTTGAAGATGAAGATCTTCAGAAGATTATTCTTTGCGTCCTGAAGCCTCGCGGCTCGGAGGATGCTGAGCCTGATACGAAAAGCGATTGAAAAAGAACTTGAATCTGACGGACGCCTTTTCTTTCAGCTATCTCTTGCCGAAGCACTTCACTGTACGCTCAACGAATTAAAGAGCAAAGTTACAGACGAAGAAATGTCTCTCTGGGCTGCATATTATGCAATCAAAAAGAGACAGCACGACAAGATGATGGATGATGCGAAAAAGAATACCCGAAGACGTTGAGCCGCTGTTAACCCAGCGGCTTTTTCCTGTCTGGCTAGACTCTGAGAACAGTAGGGTTTTGCAGCGGTGGCAAGCTACGACGCTCAAATCAATATTCTTGTAGCTGGTCAGCGTAATATACAAAATCTTGCCAATCAGTTAAATGCAATTGAAGATAGCATTGGGCAAATAGAAAGAAGGTGGAGGAGTGCCACGGGCGCCCTTCAGAGAGCAAATATTCGTCTTGGCGTAACCGGAACCGAGCAACCCCGTGGCGAGGGTGGTCGATTTGCGCGTGATCCAGACAGGAGGGCAAGATTCGCTGCTTTAGCGGATCAACGTAGAGCAAGAGTTGAGCAACAGTTGTCAAGAGTTTCTATTGCACGAAGCCGCGCAGAATCTCTTTTCACAAGAAATCAAATCGAAGGCAACGAACGGCTCATTTCTCAAACAGAGCGAAGAATAGCTATTGAACAAAGGCTCAATTCTGCCGTTCGTCTTTTTGAGACTCGCCAAGAAAAGTTTAGGCGAGGTGGGGGCGGTTCTGGCGCTGGACTAAATAAAAGATTTCGGGAAGAGGCGGAAGCTTTACGCCAAGAGGCCAGCAGTATTGCTGCAGCTTTTGATGCTGCCGGTGGCGCCTCTTCTAGGAATTTACGACTTATAAATAGTTTAGCTACCGGACTTGGAAGGGTTGTAGAAAGACAAAATGAATTGAATAGGATTTCTGCGCTTGCAAGCAAGGGATTTGAGGCTGGGCGTAGGCTTCAGGAAAGAATTGATGTTGTTGCAGAACGCGGCGTTGTTCCAGCGCGACGAATTAGTAATTTAAAGCAAAGAGCAGAGAGCGTAATTGCTGCTGCTGTTTCTGGCAATCAGCAAGAATATTCAGAAGCGCTTCGCAGGGCCTCTGCTGCTGTTTCAAGAATAGAAAGAGAGTCAAAAAAACTAGCCGATAATATTGTTAAGAATGCTCCAAGGTCTCCAGTTCTTGGTGGCATTAATTTCTCTGGCAGTCCAAAAGCTCTTAAAGAAGCCCAGAAGCAGCAACGTGATGCTGTAAAAGAAAACGAAAAAGCTTCTGCATCTGCTGTAGCGCTCGACAAACAAAGGCAAAATGCTCTTGAAGATATTCTTAGCATTGAACGCAAGATACAGCAGACAAGAAAGCCAACGCAGGAATTACCAATTTCTTTTAAACGGATTACGCCAAAAGAGGCTCGTGACTATTACGCTTCAACTGGCCTGCAACAATTAGCTCTACCGTTTGGCAGTGAACTTGCTCCAAGTGTCAGAGGTGGAGCGAGAAAGGGGGCTGCGCAAAATATTGAGATACTTGGTGGCGCAAGAACAGAGGTTCAGGCGCTTGGCGCAACGCTTGGCGCTGAACTTAATTCAAAAGCGGCACAAGTGCAATTCGGAAATTCCGGCAAGGCTCTTGGCGCAAAATTTAGCAATGCATTTGAAGACGCTTTATCTCTTGGTGATTTTAATGTATTTGAAATATTTGATAAATCAATTAAAAAATTTAATAACTTGGTCGGGACTGCAAAAACACCAAGAGGAACAGCACAGGCCGGTGGCACTTATCGCACCGGTGAATTTTCTCCTGTCGATGGCAAAAAACGACTTGAAAATATTAAGGCGTCTGGCGCTATTCTTGAGCAAAGTCTGATAAACCTAGAACGCAAAGGTATTGATGTAACAACAGAGCGAGAAAAGCTACAAAAAGCTCTTAACGCTGCAAAAGAAGATGGATTTGATATTTCACTTAAAACACTTGATGTTCTTGACAACCAGTTAACTTCTGCTCGTAATTTTATACGTCTTCAGAATACAATTCGTGCTGGCGAAGCAAAAGGCAGCAAGGCTGCTGGCAGCGGCCTGGAGGCCGCCCTCAAGTCTCTTCAAGAGGCTCGCGGCGCAGGTAAAGCCTTCCTCGGCGGCGCTTCTCCAGCGGAAGCAATCGACAAAATTGTTCGCGAATTCAATACAGGAAAAACTGCCATTAGCAATGCTGGCCAAAATGCAGCAAGCACTTTTGTTGACAATATAAAAGGAGCCGCTGGCAGTGCGGCTTCCGCCGGAAAAACTTTTGCTAGTTCAGCGGCTAAAGCAATTCTCAAGGTGTTTGGAATTGCAAGCCCATCTCGCTTCATGATTGAGCTTGTTAAAAACCTTGCAGATACATATGTTAGCCAGATGGAGAAAGAATATCCAAGAATTAAAGCTGCTACTGCTAAAGCATTTGGTGAACAAACACTGCTTCGCGATGTTACAAAATTAAGGGCGACTAATAAAGGGTTTGAAGAATACGGTCGTCCCTCGACTGGCTTCAGGCCGTTGCCTCTTGGCGCTGGCACTTCTGGTGCCACTTCTGAATTCAACGACTTAATGAATTCGTTTAGAAGGCAAATTACTGAACTCACGACGCAGCCAAAGATATATGAAAATATGCTCAATGCGCTGCCAAACTCAAGAATAACAACTGATTTAATTGGAGTAGCCAATCGTCGCGCAGCGGCTAGCGAGATTCCGTCTTTCATGTCCACGCAGAGAATGCTTGGGCCTGGCGAACTTGAGCGATTTATTACTGCAGAACTTGCAAAATACCTAAAAGACATCAAGATTCCAAATCCTTGGGTTGGCGCAATTGGTGACTACAAGGAATTTATTGCAAAAGTTGTTGGTGAAACTAACAAGCTGCGCGTTCCTGCTTTCTCTGGCACTCGCTCACTTCCGCAGGGGCAAATCGCAGGTCTTCTCCCAGCAGCAAAAGACATCAAGATTCCAAATCCTTGGGTTGGCGCAATTGGTGACTATAAAGAATTCATTGCAAAAGTTGTTGGTGAAATCAATAAGCTGCGCGTTCCTTCTCTCTCTGGCACTCGCTCGCTTCCGCAGGGGCAAATCGCAGGTCTTCTCCCAGCAGCAAAAGATTCAATTAGCAATAAATTTGAAGACAGAATTCGTCAAGCCTTTGAGCGCTCTGCTCAGCGCGGTGCTGCTGTCTTTGCTGAAGACGCAACTCGTCGCTTTAGTGCTGAAGTTGCCGCCATTGGCGGTGGGACTATTCCTCCTGGCGTTCCGCCTGGTGGTAGCGGTGGAGCCGCTGGCGCTGGCGACGGTGGCGCAGCAGAAGAGGGCCGGCGACTTCTGACGCTTGCAGATGCACGAATCAATCAGGCTTCGATCAATGAACTTGAAGTATTAGCGCAGGAATTGAATCAATTCAGGAATGCTTTAAATCCGGCGATTGAAGGCTTTGATCTTCTTGATAATCAACTTCGCGAAACAATTAACAATATTAGTGATGTTCTTGAAAGTCGCGCTCCAGGCACCGACCCCTTAATGCGTCGCTTCCCTGGTCGCAGGGGTC